GTAGCCATGATTAATAATTCTAAGGTTTGAACATACGGGTACTACCCGATATGTCTATAGGATAGCCTAAATTTAAACAATAATTCAAGAAATTACTGTAGCTTGAAAATTTGTTTCTATTCTTGATATAAAGAAGGGTCTATCATCTTCAAAAGCTGGCCCAGTTATCTCTCCAGTTCTTACATAAATACCACTTGTTGGCTGTCCTGTATTATTAATTGTTTGTAAACTTGTAAATGCAGTATTAATTAAAGTCTGACTTCTAGCTGGCCCTTTATCTTTTTCAGCAAAAGCTCGAACAGTAACAATACCTTGAATTTGATCAAATTGATTAGTTAAAGATGCTTGAGTTGTAATTCCAAATTGAATATTTACATAAACAAACTCACTATCAGCATCCGATACTACATCGCCAAAGTTATCAAAAAATACAGGTACGGCAGGACTTAATGCAGCATAAGCTGTTTTTATCGGTTCTTCAAATTTTGCTCTAACTCCTTGATAATTCATTGTAATTTATTTTTCTTAGATTTTGATTGTTTTACTGCTTTATTAATTGCTAGATCAAGAGTTTGTTTTAATGAACCACCACTTAAGTATGTAGGAAGCCAATCTAATTCAGCAGTAGCAGAAGATATTCCACTAGGTTTTCCTCCACCTAAATCACCTCTTAAACCTTCTGTAAGTCTGCCGTCATTTAAAACGTCTAATCTATCTCTTCCCTTTTGTGTTTTTGGTTCTTGTCCTATATTTTTACCACCCTTTACCCCTCTGGTAAATCTTCCCAATCTGGTATCTTCTGCATATCCTCTGGATCTAGCTAAATTTCTTATTTCAAGATCAACTTGACCACTAGAAGATGCAGCCCTTCTTACTTGAGCCAAAGTTAATTTTGGGCCTTTTACGGGTTTTGGTTCGCCACGTCTTCTTGTTCCTGTACCTTTTTGCCCTGCAATTTCAATTTGCCATGAATTTGAATATAAACCTGTCCAAGATGGGCCATTAAACTGTAATCCTTTAACTACATCTTCTGCACCTGGAATTACACCTTTTTGTAAAATATCAACAGCGTGTTGTTTTATTTGTCGTTGTAAATCACTTAATTCTTTATCTGCTCTTGCCATTATTGTTTCCTCGCAATAACTGTATGAAGTATAGGATTATTTCCTCTTGATGTATTGATACTGATAATTCTTGCAACTTTATTTACTCCATCTTCAGCATATTGAATACTATCTTTTACTTTTGGATAATATGTTCCTAACTCTTTATTACCAAAAATAATTTTTAAATCTGTTGATTGACTCGAACCTTCATAAGTAGATCCAGATACATTACTTATTAATGCCTTCATAGAAATATTAGTATCAGATCCACTAACTTCTCCTGTAGTCGTATCGTATGTCTGAGATGTAGCAGTTTTAATATAAGTAACATCAATACCAAAAGTGTTTAGCAATTGTTCTGGTAAACCTTTAAAAGTATTATCTACAAATGACATATTATCCTCTTACCACTCTCATCTGAAAAGATCCTGCTCCACCAAGCATATACGCTCCAAGATAACTTTGTAACCAAGGATAAACATCCATAATGTTATTAACAGAACCAGTACCTTGAGAAGCAGTATTAAATTTAACTTCTAAATCTCCTAACTTTGCTTCAGAAATATTTCCCTCTTTTCCAGTAGTACCTGTAATAGCATCAGCATCATTTGCTAAAGCTCTAGCTAATTCATATTGTGCATATTTAATATTATTTGGAATTTTTGAACAAGCTAGTTCAACACCATCTACCTGATAATTATTTCTTGGAAACTTTAATGCCTGTCCATCATCACATCTATCACCATAATAAACAAAACTATCAATCCATCTAGTAGCTGCTATTAATGATCTATTCTTTTGATCATCAGTTTTATTATCCCAAGTTGTTGAATCTGGAACTGTTTCAAAATAGCTGTTGGCTTCTGTCAATGTGACATAGCTATTAGCATTTTCTCCTTTAACAGTTGCATTTATGGTAGCTGCCACGATTGATAAAGTAATTTAGTTTTATTGTAGCGTAAAGAAAAAACCCCACCAATAATTGATGAGGTTTATTGACCACCAATTAAATAGTACTAAGGATTAGTACCTGTATCAAGAGGTGAGTTGACGATAAGCTCAACAATAGGGATTAAATCAGCATCGTATGTGATTGCCCAGTTATTATCGTTAGCTAACTGTGCGTTAGTTGGGTTGTCAGTAGCAGATGTCCACTTAGTTCCCATAACGTGATAAGCACTGTGGTAATCAACAGACATAACATCTTGCTTAGATAAGATGTTTCTATCTGATTCAATACCTAGAGGAGATTGCTCACCTTCAAGAATTGTTCCTGACTTAATTAAGTAGCAACGGAACTCTTTTTGATGACCTGTTGTACCAGGCTGAACTGTATTAACTTGAGAGTCAATAACAACATTCATTCCAGCAAATTGACCGATGCTTGTTTCATTAACACCGACACCGCCACCACCCCAAGTTACTGCACCACCAGTTGTAAGAGCAGATGTTGAGAATGTAAGCATACCAACTTGATATAAGTAGTAAGCAACAGATGGATGAACAACTAAAGTATCTAGCTCATCTCCTCTTGTTCCAAGAAGTGATCTTCCTCTTGCAACTGTAGAAGCTGTCAAGAAATTATCAGTATCAGCACCAGAAGCAGCACCTTTACTTAGATCAAGTGCGTTTGCACCTAATGGGCCAAAAGTAGATCCAAACAAACCATCTAGCAAACTAAATAGTCTTGCAGAGTTTAATTTGTTGATAGCATCTGCAATTTGGTTTCTGATATGACCCATTGGATCTTCACCAGCAGCCAATACAGCTACATCATCAACAGCATACGCAAAACCTCTATGACAGATAGTTGCGATCTGTGTTGCTGTTCCAATCTTCTGTGGTGTCAAATAACCATTATTACTTGTACCCCATGTTGCTGTACCATCTAAGATTTCCTCAGTTGGTGTGATTGGGTTAAATTCTGGAACTTGTATTCTTGTTCCACCTTCTGTTGCGTCAAGAAGTGGGTTTCTTACAACAGCACCAGATTTTAAAAATGCACTACGTTCCTTGATAGCTTCGGAAACATATGTGCTGAGATTATTTCTCTTAACGATATCCGCTAATAGGACACCGCCAGAGTAATTCTGAAACGGAGCAGCCATTCAGATTTACCTTTTTAAGTTTTGCGATACCCTAATCACAGATAAGGGGATTAGTTTCACAGAAACTAACTATTTTTGTGCCTCTTGCTTGAGCACTGCTGCAAGCTGTGGGTCTTGATCTGATATTAGCATTTGTTGAGTCAGGTTGCCCGTTTTCCAGGGATTTACTTGACCTCCAGAAGCATTTGCTATAGGACTAGGCTTTGCACCCATTCCAGCAGCACTGCTAGGCTTGAAATGATGCTCCCAACCACTTCCTGGATTTTTAAGAGTTGAAAGATAAGTATTTAAATCTTGTTCAACACCACCATTAAGAACAACAACTTTACCTTCAGCATTTTTTTGTAACTTGTTTTGTAATAAAGCCAAGGTTTGTTCAGCATTTATAGCACCAAGATTACTTATAGCTGCTAATGCTTTTGTTTTGGTAGAAGCTACTTCATTAGAAGTTTTCATATCTTCTAACTGTTGAGATAAACTCATTATTTGTTGCTCTTTTTCTTGAGCAGTTTTATTAGCCTCTTCCCAAAGAGTTTTCCATTGACCTTGATCTTCTAATTCTTGTTTTCTCTGTTCTTCTTTTTTCTTATAAACTTCATCAAGTTTATTTTTTGCACCTTTAAATTTTTCTTGTTCCTCTACAACTTGTTTTTTTAAAGCATTAAGTTGTGATTCATATTCTGCTTTGATAGCAGTAAGATCAGGTGCTTGTGGTTGAGTTGGTTGTGGTATTTGTGAAGGAGTGTCAGCCACGGGCTGTTCAGCAGGAGTCACAGAATCAGGCTGAATTACTTTTTCTTCGATTGCCATTTGTAATTAAGTTGATGGATTAAGTTTTTCTTCAAGTTCTTTTATTAGAACTTTTTTACTATGCCGTCTATCTAGTTCAATACCAATAGTACGACCAAAATCTTCAAGTTGTTTTTTTGTCATACTTTCAAAATCATTAGTTTGTTCAACAATTGGTTCTTCAGTAATAACTACTTCTTCGGGTTCTGGTTCAACTACAGTTTCAACTACATTAGTTGAATGTTTGAGTTCTACTTCCTCCCATTTATAAGATCCATCAGGTTGGAGCACCCGATCTAGAGATTTAGACATAAAAACGTATGTACTTATATATCATTGTAACACTTTATTCTGAATTGGCTTCATTCGCTGATGGTAACACTTCTCCCTGTACCAAAATATCTCTAAATTCTTCTCTATCAATGACTTGTTGATCGAACAATGATGTTAAAGCTGTAATATCTTGACCAATTAATCTTTCAATATCAAAATCTCTACTAATTTTTACTTCTGGTGGTTCAATACCTACATATTCAGCAGATAAATTAAAACATTTTTGAAGTTTCTGCTCTAATTCCATAGAAACCATCGCAAGCATAGAATTTGTATCAACACGATCTAGTCTTCTTGCATCAGCAGATTCAGCTACAAACTTCTGTTGACTTAAAGTACTTATTCCCAAAGTAGCCATTTGCATTTGTAATTCTTTTATCTCAGCAGATTGAGCATCAAAAGCACTAGAAGCTGGTTCTACATAATAAACTTTATTGCCTGGCTGAGTTGCCATCGCATAATTAACAGAAATAGCAAGATCTTTTGTCTGGTCATCATATCCTTCCATCACAAGCATTGGTTGAGATGCAACGTGCAAACTATGAATAAGATCAGCTTGTCTTTGAAAATGTGCAATATTTAAATATGCAATATCGAGTAAAGGTGGTTTACTTACTAAATTTTCAGTTTTTCCAGAATAAACAGTAACTAAAGGTATTTCACCTAGCGAAAATTCTCCTGATTCAACTTGTTTATAATCTTTATCTGCTGATCCCATTTCAAAATTTCCTGTCACACTGTTATCAGAGACATCATACATTTCTTCGATTTGCTCTTTTTTACGAAACACTCTGTACCGACCAGGTTCTATTACTCTTATCTGGTCATAAACTTTTTCACCAAAATCTCCATCAGGCAATACAGCCTTTTCTGCAATTCGAGCTTGTATAAGATTCCCATAATTTGATTCTCTATCTAATCTCCAACCATAAAGATTATTTGGATCAACTTCAATCCAATAAGGTCTACGATTTTG